GCTAATGGAGGTGGTGGATACTATGGTGGATACCCCGGTGGTGGTGGCGCAGGTGGTAATGGCTCCCCCGGCATGGTCATTGTTGAATGGTAAGGATTAAATATGTACGCAAGAATTCATGAAGGTCATGTTATAGAGATTTGTGTTCCTATTGCAGGTTTCACAATTGAGCAATGTTTTCATCCTACACTGGTAGATCAGATGATTCCATGTGGATCAGATGTTCAACCAGGTTGGACATACAACAAAGAGACAGGTGAGTTCACTGCGCCTGAAGCGCCAAAATCTTAATTTAAAGGAGTAATCATGCAATTCATCAACGATATTCGCAATCATTTAGCAAATTTTGAAACAGAGGCTTCTGAAGAGATTCACAAGTTTCTTGATCATTTAAAAACAGTTTACGAACACAAAGAAACCGCTGAAGTGCCTCCCCCCGCACCTTTAGGCGAAGCGGCTCCTGTTCAAACCTTTACCGCCCCAGTGTTCGGCGTTCAACCTGAAGTTGAAGAAACGCCCGTTGAAGCTCCTATTGAAGCTGAGCCTACACCCGCGCCTACGGTTGAAGTTGAAGAGCCCGCTCAAACCGAGTTACCCTTAGAAACACCCGTTGAGAAATCATAATGGACGCAACTGAGGTGCGCATCGTTGAAACCGAAAAGCAGCTTTCTGTCCATGAGGCGGTTTGCGCTCAACGGTATGAGGCCATTCAAAAACGCTTTGACGACGGTTCAAAGCGGATGAAGCGCATTGAGTATATTTTATACTTAGTTGCGGCGGCTACTTTCATCGGCGCTGACAATCTTGCGAAACTTTTAAAAGCTCTTATAGGTGTTTAAATTGACCCCTTCACACTTGTCGCTCTTGCTTCTGGCGCTTTCAAAATGTGCAAAGACGCTTGTGAGATGTACAAGGAAGGGCGTCAAATCGTTACTGACATTGCCCATGAAGTTGATGGAGTTGTCAAAGACGTTAAGAATGTACAAAAGAGAGCGAAAGGGCTACTTGGGTTCTTAACTGGCGTTTTTGGTAAAAAAGAGGAAGAGGAGCCAAAAGCTTCTCAACCTGCTAAAAAGGTCAAGAAAAAGAAAGAGCCCCCGCCAGAGTTTGACGAGAACCTCATTTACCAACAGGTCAGTGATGCTCTCATCAAGTTTTTCCAAGCGTACAACGCGCTGAAGAATTACGTTAAAGAACAGGAAGAATTTGCTCTCCATGCAAATAACGATGAAGGCCAAGAAGCCGCAATCAAGATCACGATTGCCAATTTGCAGATGGAGAAATTGAATACGGAGTTGAGTGATTACATGGTGTACCACGTTCCACATGAATTAAAGGACTTGTATACTCGGGTCAACCAGCAAATTGGTCACATTGCCAATGTGCAAGCGCTAGCGAGACGAGAGGAAATGTTAAGGGAGCGTCGGGCAAAATGGCAACGGGAGCAAAAGGCGGATCTAATCAAGGGAAGAATGGTGGCTTCAGTAATTACAGTGCTGATGCTAATGTGGGCATGGCTGATGATCGTCAGTCTGACTCACTCGCCATCTTACTGATCATTGTTTTGTTGATTGTTCTTTTGTTGTTTGTTCCGTTGATCGCTTGGATGTATGTAGACGTCAGACAAATGGAAATCAGGGTTAACAAGGCTCTACAAAGGATTGAAGGCAAATGATTAAAAAATTCAGTTTTGTATACACTTCAATATTGATATGTATACTTTTCCCATTTTTGTGTACAGGTTGCCATGACCAGTACAGGTATTTTTGCCAAGACCCTGATAATTTCAACAAAGAAATGTGCCAGAAACCCAGATGTGAGTTTGATCAAGATTGTCCTGAATATTTAGTAGCACCCATTTTGGAGAAGAAAATTGAAGGAAATCCTCCTAGCGCTCCTCAACAGCCCCAAGGATCGACTGTCTGCCGATGACATAGAAGTCCGAGTTCGGGCTTTTGTTGTTATTACAGTGACCTTGATTCTGTTCTTTATTGTGGTCACGCTGATCTATAGCGTGATGTTTGTGAGCCAGCCTATCAAGGCTATGGCGCCCATTGACCAGGCCTTTACCAAGATGCTCAACGACATTGTTTTGTTGATTGTAGGCGGTATTGGAGGCATAATGACCAAAGGTTTGACCAATGAAGCAACGGCTATGATGAACAATGTCAAGGCTGGCAAGGATGCTTATGTAGCGCCCCCACCTGCCCCAGTTGTAATGATGAGCCCGGCAGGATGGACTCCACCCCCTCCTCCCATGAGTCCTCCCACGTTAGAAGCTGACCATGAGCGTGAAAGAATGGCTCAAGCAAGGGCTTCAAATGTTTAATCCTTGGTTAATCATCGGTGCAATTTGCGCTATTTTAGGAGCATATTTCTATGGACATCATCAAGGCTATCAAGAGTGCTATTCAGAAGCTGTGGCAAAAGTTGCAAAAGCCAATGACGAAGCCAGAGCAAAAGAACGAGAATTAAACGAGAAAGTCAATCAGACTGCATCTGCTTTGAGGAAAGCCAACAATGAAGCTCAAGTTAAGATTAGCAAGCTCACTGCTGATGTGCAGTCTGGGGCTATGCGCTTGTCAATCCCCGTCACCTCCAATAGTGTATGTTCCGCCAACGCCGCCGGAACTGCCGGAGGAGATCAACCTCAAGCTAGAGCCGAACTTGACGGACAGACTTCTTCAAATCTTATTGCCATCACAGCAGACGGGGACAAAGCCATCCGAGCCCTCCAAGCCTGCATCACCAGTTACAACCAAGTGAGGGATTCCCTCAAGGAGAAAATAGATGATTAAGTACGCCATCCCCCTCGCAGTCGTGGCGCTTGTTGGGTGCTCTTCAACCAGTGATTACCAGAAGTATTCTGAGACTCAAGTAGCGATTGCCCGCTACAAAGCCGAGGCTGATAAAGCCAAGTACCAAGTGCTGGCTGAAGTGGTCAAGAAAGGCGATCCAACTGCATCTGTAGCCGCTATCATGTCTATGCAAATGGGTATGAATGGTGGCGGTCAAGATCAAAAGATTGACGCACCAAGGAATTCTGGGGATGATGCGCTTAAGTGGGCATCGTTGTTGTTACCCACAGTCGTTCAAGGATTTGGCATCTATGAAAACGCTAAAGTGGCTACCACACAGTCTAACAATGCTACAGCGACTGCTATCAATACTAATGGTACGTTTGCTTCAATTGCTAATACTGGGTCTAACAATCAGGCTTCTATGGCAGCTAATTCCAATACGGCTTTTGTGAGCATTGCAAATGGCGCATCAACTGCAATCTCAGGTATGGCCAGTAACTCAAATACTGCCTTAACAGGTATGGCTACTAGCGCTAATACAGCTTTAACAAGCATGGCGTCTACCAATGCTACTAACCTGTCAACTGCTTTAACCAATCAAGCTAGTGCGTATAACACGCTTTTGAGCACTGATTTAACCACTTTAAACAACGCTGTATCCAAGTTAACCACATCTCCTGTTGTGATTACGAACGGCATTATTCAACATTAAGGAGAGCGTCATGGCTATTTTTGGTTCTGGTCAAAATCAAGTTTACATGGATGAAAACGGAAATATTGTTTCTAGTCCAAATTATTCGTTGCCAACAGCACCGCCAGATGCAAGTTATGTAAACCCAGATTCAAGTAACTATGTTTCGAATCCAGGCACATCCTATGCAACGATCAATTCATTTGGTCCAGCAAACTATGGAGTTCCAACGTCTCCATCAAATGCAAGTAATGTAAACACTGATACAACTGCATCACCTCTTTCTACTTTACTTAATCAAAATCAATTTACAGATAATGCTATTTCTTTGCCACCATCTTATTATTCACCATCTGATAGTTCTCAATCTATGAGTCCTGCTGGAAGTCAAGTAACACCATCTTACACTCCACAAGCAGGTAGTTCATTATCTCCACTATCAAATCCTTCAATAGTGCCACAAACAGGTAGTTCATTATCTGCACAAGCACAACCTTCTAATAATATTACATATGATCCAACAAAGTCGATTGATGATCAAATCAAGGCGTTAACTAGTGTTAATGATAAAAATTCTTTGCTTAGTCAATACAATACATACAAAAATGTATCTAGTATGTTTGGAATAACCGATCCAACGCTCCTATCAACCATAGCGTCAAATCCAAATTTAAACGCAACTGATATTTCTAATTTAGCCAGAATAGCAAAAACTACAGATGCACAGAATGCTGTGACTGCGTTAAATCAA